GTATGCACCATGCTATTAATATTTATAGACGCAGGTGCATTAAAATTTGAAGTTAGGTCATCATGGGTTGATTTACTTCAATTAGTATTAATAACTGTGATCGGCGCTTATTTTGGCGGTAGATCATTAGAAAAAGTAAAAAAATAAAAAAATGGGAAAATATTTTGTAACAGAAGTAAGACCAACAATTAGCGCTGCTCAAATGGCTGGAAATATCACAAACGCTGATATACTATTTGATTGGCACGGGTTTGATATACCTAAAGGACCTGCTAGATTAATTGGAATGACAGTTAGATATGCTGGGAAAAACGGGGCAGATGTAGCACCAGTTGATATTGAACTTTTCTTTGCCAAAACTTATTTAGGAGTTGCACCAACGACACTTGGTGGTGATGGTGGCGCTGTAGATACTTTTGGGCATTGGTTTCATCAGATCGTAGGCAAAACGTGGGTAAACCCATCTTATGGTGGTACTAACGACGGTGATCTTGTAATTGGTAATATTGTATCTGTAGGAAGAATGGGAGGTGGTATTGCTGATGGGCAAATGACAAGTAATCAAGCCGCTAATACTGGATTAGTAATACAAGGCGAGCCTGAAAGTGGTACAAACGTTGGGTATGACAAAATATATGTAGCGGGTATTGCAAAAGGAACTCATAACTGGGCCTCTACAATGACTGTAGATGGTACTATGTCAACGTCAAGTCCAATTTTGACAGTGGCTGATGTAAGCGCATTAACAGCTGTTCACCCTGGAGATATATTAAAAGATGAAGATGGTTTACTTTTAGGAACTGTTAAAAGCGTTGACTCAGCAACACAAATAACAATGGAAGAAAACTTAGCAAATACAAGTTCAAACGATAAGGTAGTTCGTAACGTGACACCTGTTGTGTTTATCATGTCTTGGGAAAAATAAAACAAATTAAATTAACTTAAATTAAATAAAAATGGCAACAACAAAAGTAAAAGGTACAAGTAAAAAAATTAAAGAACTTAAAGGTATAGAAGATATTAGACCTGAAAAAATAACTGACGAACAACTAGAAAAAGTCCAAGGCGTGATAAACGATATAAATAGAGCACAGATGGAACTAGGTCAAATGGAAACTAAAAAACACGCGATGTTACACCATATATCTTCACTACAAGAAGGAGTTGGCACGATAAGAGAAGAGTTTGAAAAAGAATACGGCACGGCTGACGTTAATATCCAAGATGGAATAATAAATTATTCAAAAGAAAATGGCGAAGTTAATAAGGAAGATTAGTATAGGTAAAGACTATAAGAACGACGCTATGCATTACGCGGTTGGACAAGAGGTATATGGTGGTCATACTATTTGTGATATATTAGAAGAAGATGATAAATTTTCAGTTTATATCAAAAAGAATAAAGACGTATTACCATGGAAAGACTTTAATAAAAACATGGCTGTGTCTGTAGAATATAATCTCGAATACTAATGAAAAGCGTTTACAACTTTGTTGTAACGCCAAAAGGAGATAGATATAACAACACTAAGAAGGTTGGAGATTCAGAGTTAATTCTTAACACTGAAATCTTCAATCATCAATACGTAAATAGAGAAGCTGTTGTTATATCAACGCCTATAGTTGGTGATACAGATATAAAACCAGGAGACACTGTAGTAGTACATCATAATGTATTTCGCAGATGGCATAATGTAAAAGGTATCGAAAAAAATAGTAGAGCTTATTTTAACGAAGATACTTATTTCATAAACCACGATCAAATCTTTTTGTACAAAAGAGATGATGAGTGGATAGCTCCAAAAGGTTATTGTTTTGTAAAACCTTTAAAAGCAGTGGATCAATTTAATATTGAATCCGAAAAACCTTTACAAGGTGTTATCAAGTATTCAGATGGTACAGTAGAGGTTAATGACTTAGTTGGTTTTAGACCAAGTAGTCAATACGAGTTTATCGTCGATGGCGAAAGACTATATCGAGTTTTATCTAATTTTATTACAATCAAATATGAATATCAAGGAGACGAAGAAGAATATAATCCAAGCTGGGCAGAGAGCAGTGGAAGAGTTGATTAAAGTCGCTAAGGAACCAATTGTAGATTCAGACGACGATATATCAGCAGATAGATTAAAGAATGCCGCAGCTACTAAAAAACTAGCTATATTTGACGCATTTGAAATACTTAACAGAATCCAAGAAGAAGAAAACTTGCTTGAGGGCAAAACATCTGAAGAGACAAAGGAAACGGTCTTTAGAGGATTCGCAGAAGGTAGATCTAAGTAATGTACGAGCAAAATTTAGTTAAAACCGTTGAACCTATAAAAAAAACGACTATAAGTCGTCTTAATAAAGGCAGGAAGTGGAAGTATGGATATGACAAAGAACATGATATAATTGTGTTGTCTCATACTGGTCAAATAGGTGAGATTATAGAAATACAAAATCTAACAATAGCATTACCGAAACCACCTAAAGATGTTTTTAAGCACGAGAAAAATAAGTGGGTTAAATTCGACTATCCAAAAGAGTTAAGTAGAATTAAGAATATATTTGATTGGAGAAACTATCCTGAAGAGAAAAAGGACCAATGGTACGATTATATAGACGAAGAGTTTAAAAGAAGAGAAGAGGGGTTTTGGTTTATGAATAATGGTAAACCAACTTATATAGTAGGAACTCACTATATGTACTTGCAATGGAGCAAGATAGATGTTGGAGCTCCAGATTTTAGAGAAGCGAATAGATTGTTCTTTATATTCTGGGAAGCTTGCAAAGCAGACAAAAGATGTTATGGTATGTGCTACCTAAAGAACAGAAGATCAGGGTTTTCGTTCATGTCATCTGCAGAAACGGTTAATTTAGCTACTATTTCAAGTGATAGTAGATATGGTATACTATCTAAAACAGGTGCAGATGCAAAGAAAATGTTTACAGACAAAGTGGTTCCTATATCGATTAACTATCCATTCTTTTTTAAACCTGTCCAAGATGGTATGGACCGTCCTAAATCTGAACTTGCTTATAGAGTACCTGCTAGTAAGTTTACAAGAAAAAAAATGGCTGCTACAGATGGCTTGGAAGAAATTGAAGGGTTAGATACAACTATTGATTGGAAGAATACAGGTGACAATAGCTATGACGGTGAAAAATTAGCGTTGTTAGTACATGATGAAAGTGGTAAATGGGAAAGACCTGATAATATATTAAACAATTGGCGTGTTACAAAAACATGTCTTAGATTAGGTAGTAGAATTATAGGTAAGTGCATGATGGGTTCAACTTCCAACGCCCTAGACAAAGGTGGAGATAACTTCAAAAAACTATACAATGCATCAGATGTCACTAAGCGAAATAGAAATGGTCAGACAAAATCTGGTTTATACTCTTTGTTTATCCCAATGGAGTGGAACTACGAAGGATTTATTGACGAGTACGGAGTTCCAGTATTCACTACTCCTGACGTCGATGTGTTTGCCCCAGACGGTGAACTAATAGATATAGGTGTAGTAGATAGTTGGCAAAACGAAGTAGACGGCTTAAAAGGAGATCAAGACGCTTTAAATGAGTTTTACCGTCAATTTCCAAGAACTACAGAACACGCGTTTAGAGATGAAAGTAAAAATTCTATTTTCAATCTAATAAAGATATATGAGCAGATAGATTACAACGAGGAGATGACTAGAACTCTAGGAATTACAACTGGTAATTTCCAATGGGTTAACGGTATAAAAGATTCACAAGTAATATTCTACCCAGATCCAAAAGGTAGGTTTAAAACTAGCTGGGTTCCACCTCAGCAATTACAGAATAGAGTGGTACTTAAAAATGGTATAAAATACCCTGGTAATGAACACATGGGAGCATTTGGTTGTGACTCTTATGATATATCAGGGACCGTAGATGGAGAAGGATCAAAAGGAGCTTTACACGGCTTAACCAGGTTTAGTATGGAGGACGCTCCTGCGAACAGTTTCTTTTTAGAATACTTATCAAGACCACCTACGGCAGAGATATTCTTTGAAGATGTTTTAATGGCATTAGTTTTTTATGGCATGCCAATACTCGCAGAGAATAACAAACCTAGATTATTGTACTATTTAAGAAGGAGAGGATATAGAGGGTTTAGTATGAACCGTCCTGATAAAATATGGAATAAACTATCTGTAGCAGAAAAAGAAGTAGGTGGAATACCAAACTCTAGCGAAGATATAAAACAAGCTCATGCTGCTGCGATAGAGATGTATATACAAGATCATGTCGGCATGAAGCAAGATGGAACGTTTGGAGATTTATATTTCAATGCTCTGCTAAATGATTGGAGTAAATTCGATATAAACAAAAGAACAAAGTTTGACGCATCTATAAGTTCTGGTTTAGCTATTATGGCAAACAATAGACATTTATATGCACCAAACGTTAAGGTTGAAAAACAACCGCTAAATATAAACATTTCCAAGTATAGTAATACTGGGACTAATTCACAAATAATCAAATAATAAATATGGCAGAGTCTGGCATTAAAAGTTATTTTCCAAGTCAAACAGTAAGCGATGCTGAAAAGCTTAGCTATGATTATGGTTTGAAAGTAGGTAAAGCAATTGAAACAGAGTGGTTCAATAACGATAGAAGTATCAATAAATACAAATCAAATCAAAATAATTTTCATAATTTAAGGTTGTATGCTAGAGGCGAACAATCCGTACAAAAATATAAGGATGAGTTATCTATAAATGGTGATTTGTCCTATTTAAATTTAGATTGGACACCTGTTCCAATTATCCCTAAGTTTGTAGATATTGTGGTGAATGGTATTGCTGAAAGAACTTATGATATAAAAGCGTTTTCACAATCACCAAACGGTGTTGAGAAACGAACTAAATACATGGAAGCTATATTAAGTGACATGGAGATGCGAGAATTTAACGAAGAGGTTGAATCTAGGTTTAATGTAGACATGAAAGAGAGTAATATAGCTAACGAAGATCTACCAGAATCTAGTGAGGAATTAGGTATACACATGCAACTTAATTACAAGCAGGCGGTTGAACTAGCCGAGGAACAAGCTCTAAGTGTTTTATTTGAAGGAAATAAATACGAGTTAACCAAAAAAAGATTTTACCAAGATTTGACTATTTGTGGTATTGGCGCTGTAAAAACTGGATTCAACACGTCTGAGGGCGTGGTTGTAGATTATGTTGACCCAGCAAATTTAGTGTATTCTCATACTGAATCTCCATATTTCGATGATATATACTATGTTGGTGAAGTAAAAACAATACCTGTTAATGAGTTAGCGAAGCAATTTCCTCATTTAACAGAAAGTGATCTTGAAGATATAATGAAAAACAAATCTAACAATAGATCTAATTACAATTCAACGCACACATACGACAAAGAAGATAATAACACTATTCAAGTTTTATATTTCAATTATAAAACTTATATGAACGAGGTTTATAAAGTAAAAGAAACCGGAACTGGTGCTGATAAAATTATACCCAAAGATGATTCTTTTAATCCACCAAGCGATATGGAGGGTGGATATGGTAGAATGTTAAGATCTATAGAGTGTTTGTATGATGGAGCTATGATACTTGGCACGAATAAATTGCTTAAATGGGAGATGGCTAAAAACATGATGCGCCCAAAGAGTGATTTTACTAAAGTTAAAATGAACTATGCTATTGTTGCTCCTAGAATGTACAATGGTAAAATCGATTCGCTAGTAAGACGTATAACTGGTTTTGCTGATATGATTCAGTTGACTCACTTAAAACTACAACAAGTATTATCTAGAATGGTTCCAGATGGTGTTTATTTAGATGCTGATGGTTTAGCGGAAGTTGATTTAGGCAATGGAACAAGTTACAATCCACAAGAAGCGTTAAACATGTTCTTCCAAACTGGTTCTGTAATAGGAAGAAGCTTTACATCAGAAGGTGATATGAACCCAGGTAAAGTACCTATTCAAGAAATAACATCAGGTTCTGGTGGTAACAAAATGCAAGCTCTTATTGGTAATTACAATTACTACTTACAAATGATAAGAGATGTAACCGGTCTTAACGAGGCTAGAGATGGTAGTATGCCAGATAAAAATGCTTTAGTTGGAGTTCAAAAATTAGCAGCAGCAAATAGCAATACAGCTACTAGACATATATTACAAGCTGGTTTGTTTTTAACAGCTGAAACAGCCGAATGTTTGTCACTTAGAATATCTGACATTATAGAATACTCACCAACGAGAGATGCTTTTATTCAAGCTATAGGAGCTCACAATGTGGCAACTTTACAAGAAATGTCAGAGTTACACTTGTACGACTTTGGTATATTTATAGAACTACAACCAGATGAAGAGGAAAAAGCTGTCCTTGAAAATAACATACAAATGGCGTTGCAGCAAAAAAGTATAGAACTTGAAGATGCTATCGACCTTAGAGAAATACGTAATATTAAATTAGCAAATTCATTGCTTAAAATACGTAGAAAAAAGAAAGAAGCAAAAGATCGACAGTTACAGATGGAAAATATACAAGCTCAAACTCAATCTAATACACAAGCTGCTCAAGCTGCAGCGCAAACAGAGGTTCAAAAAGAACAGGCATTATCACAGGGGAGAGCTCAATTCGAACAAATGAAAGCACAAATTGATGCTCAAAAAATGCAACAAGAAGCAGGACTTAAAAAAGAATTGATGGCTTTAGAGTTTCAATACAACATGCAGCTTAAAGGTGTTGAAGTTGATGGAATGAAAGATAGAGAAAAACAAAAAGAAGATCGTAAAGACGAAAGAACAAAGATACAAGCTACACAGCAATCAGAAATGATTGAACAAAGAAATAGTGGAAAACCACCTAAAAACTTTGAATCCGCAGGTAATGATATACTAGGTGGAGGATTTGATTTAGGCGCGTTTGATCCTAGTTAAAATTTATTAATTATT